CACAGCTTGCTATTGCAAATCAAGTAGCTGCAGGCTTCGGCAACTTCTTGCTGTGGTCTTGGCACGGTATGCAACCAACTGACCATGTTGAGTATATGCCGTGTGAGTTTCAATCAACCTTCTCACGGTTACAGACTATCACAGTCGGTGACCTTACAAAACTAAAGCTAGCCTAATGTATATTGTAGACGACAAAGTATACGAGAAAGTAACTTCTGACCTTTTTACTGTATTCAAAGAAGTCGAGGTTCCAACTATCGAAAACATCACCCCCGAGTTTCATGGTAAGCCAATACCTATGAGTATGTGGCACGACATTATGCACTGCATGAAACAAACACAAGATAAATTCAAATCAGAAGCACTTATCTTTTTGTTCTACGACACCACAGCCAAGCAACCTTGGTCGTGGTGGCTACCGCCGCAGCAGACCAACGGCATGACCGTCAAGTCATTACCCAATGACCCTGCGTACAAAGCACAACGAACTAACTACCCTGACCTAATGCTGGGCACTGTACACCATCACTGCACAGCGTCAGCGTTTCAATCAAGCACTGATGAATCTGACGAGATCAACCGCGAAGGTATGCACTTTACAATCGGTCACCTTGACAAAGATGTATTTGACTTACACTTCCGCATGTCCCTCGGCGGTCAATGCGTTGACCTTGATCCACATACTTACATTGAGAAGGTAGCATCGCCATTCAAGAAAAATATAACCGTAGCTGACAACATTCGTGATGCAGTCATCAACAGAATGACTCAAGACGAAATGCTCAACTACAACCCAAACCGCTCAGAAGATTATTCTTCCTTTTTCGATAACATTCACCAACCTACGTTTACCACCACCAAGTATACAAAGCCCTATACAGCTAAGCCGCACAAAGGCTTGGGCTGGGACGACAGACCTGACTGGTGGGAAAACCAATACTACAACCAACCAACCAAAAGTAAAAAAAACTCGCATGAAGAAGCTGCGGAAGAACTCCGCGACATGTTCATGACCGACTACGAATATGAAGACTGCCTTATCAACTATTACAGCTATCTCAATAATAGCTCATCTTGCCAGAGACTTGTCACAAGCAACGTGGATGAAGAACAGCTTACAAAAGATATCCTCGAAATGCTCGAAGATGAAAGATACCAAGCCACTACAGACGGCAAGGAAATGCTTAAGCTCATTGAAACATTCTGTTCAGAACAAAGACAGTTCGGTGTTGACACCACCATTGCAGAACTCCAGCATGGACTCTCAACACTCGACATTGAAGACAGAAGCACAGTTCAACACGTGGATCAGGAACAACTTTCATGAGCAAGCGAATGGAAAGATTGTTGTTCAGCGTATCGAGACTACTACGTCTAACGGAGTTCCTGATTTCTTGGTTATCTTGCAAAATCGAATACTGCTTATTGAGAGCAAGTTTGAGACTGGAAAAATACGCCCAGAACAATCAGCATTCCAGATTAAAACAAACGAGATCATCAAGGAAAGCATCAACAAATGCATCACGCTCACAGCGTACCCAAAGACCAATCGGTTTGTAATGCGTAGGTTTGATGCCTCTTGCATCAACGACAGTGGCATTGAAGACCCATGCCCTGTGACCTTTGCAATGACTAAAGAAGGTTTCAAGGATTTTTACAATTACATTACAATATAACTTTGCTTCCTCAAGTGGTCCGCATTTCCGAATGCCCGCCCAAAGAACAAGCATCTAGCGACTCTGCACGGCTAGTTCCCCCTGTGCAGACTGGACGAGATAGTGAACACTACCAGAGGTCAGTCTAAATCCGTTCTCCATTCCAGATAACTTACCTACCATCCTAAAATGACCTGGGTGGTAGGTAGCCAATTTACAATGACATCAACATACCACAAGTCCTTTGAGAACGTTGACCCATCGTATGGGTCTCAAGGTTCATCTAACAAAGATCTCTACGACATGATAGATCGTAGAGCTAAAGAAATACTGGACGGGGATATATGTAATAAGTATAAGAATGCAATTAACAAAGCCAAAGACAAAGGACTCATAGTAGACTATGATGCCCGCGACATTGAGCTACGCCTACACTCAAAAGAGTGGAAACAAATAAACAAAATAATACGCAAAAATGAATCAAGAAATGATACTACTGGTACTAGCCCTGATCCAAGTTGAAAGCGGAGGTGTTGATGATTTAATCGGCGACAACGGCAAAGCTTACGGGTGCTTACAAATCCACGAGGATTATGTGAAGGATGTTGCTGAAGAATCGGGCATACCTTATGCCCACGAAGAAGCATTCCATCGAGCTATGGCTATTGATATGTTTGAAATATACATGCAAAGGTATGCTACCAAACATCGCCTAGGTCGTAAGCCAACTTTAGAAGACATGGCACGTATTCATAACGGAGGACCTAACGGCTGGAAGAAAGAAAGCACCAAACCATACTGGGAGAAAGTTAAGAAACTACTGTGAGTAAATCAAAAAAACAGGAATCTATTTGCGAAGAAGCACTCCGCATCCAAGGCGGTGACCGCCAACAAGACTACGGTACCCCCACAAAAAATTTACTAGAGATAGGTGCTTCATGGGAGTGGTATCTTAAGACGAGTTGCGACGCAGACGTGGCAATCTCTGCTAGAGATGTAGCTCATATGATGATACTTATGAAAATAGCTAGAAACGTACACAAACCCAAAAGAGACAACTGGGTAGACATGGCAGGTTATTCACAATGTGGTGGGAAAATAGATAACTTATAATGCTACAAGCACCACTATTCCCACCTGAATCCACTTGGCGACCACCCGCATCTCTACCTACCTTCGACAAAGTAATTGCAGTCGACTTAGAAACCTGCGACCCTGATCTCAAACTATACGGACCATCGTACAAACGCGGGACTGGCAAGGTAGTTGGCATTGCTATTGCAGACGAACACCAAGAAGTATATTTACCTATCGACCATTTCGGTGGTGACAACATAGATAAAAACATAGTATTAGCTTACGTAAAACAAGTTCTATCTAATAGCACTGAAGTTTTATTTGCTAATGCTGCATATGACCTCGGCTGGCTTGAGACTCTGGGACTGGGAGTTTCTTGTCCAGTCCGAGACGTGCAGATTGCAGAGGCTCTAATCGACGAAGAACAATTTTCATACAGTCTTAACAACCTATCTAAGAAGTACTTAGACAGGACTAAGTTCGAAGACGCACTCAAAGACGCAGCGCAGACTTATGGCATTGATCCAAAAGCTGAGATGTGGAAACTGCCCGCACGCTATGTAGGTGAGTATGCAGAGATCGACGCACGCAACACCTGGGATGTCTACCAGCACCAGAAACCTGTACTACGTGAACAGGGATTATGGGATGTGTGGGAGCTTGAGTGTAAACTCACACCCGTACTTGTACACATGACAATGAAAGGTGTTCCTGTAGACTTAGACAAAGCAGAACAACTAAACAATGAACTTATACTAAAAGAGAAAGAACTAAAGAAACACTTTCAACACGTTGATATATGGTCGGGTGTTCAGCTTGCTAAACATATCGAAGGACTGGGACTAATTGTGCCTAAGACTGAAAAAGGTAACCCATCTATATCTAAAGACTTCCTAGTTAACTGCGATCACCCCGAGGTTAAACTTATACACGAAGCACGAAGCATTAACCGACTAAGGAAAGTATTTATTGAAGACACTATTCTTAAACAAAACTACAAAGGACGAATACACGCTGACTTTAAACAGACCGCGTCAGACTCTGGCGGTACTCGCTCAGGACGACTGTCCTCGGCAAACCCAAACATGCAGCAAGTGCCTAAACGAAGCGACATTGGAAAAGCTATACGAAGCCTCTACATTGCAGAACCTGATAAACTCTGGTGCAAGGCAGATTACTCGTCACAGGAACCACGCTTACAGGTACACTACGCTCTTATTGGTGAGTTCAACCGACCGTTACCGAAAGCTCAAGAAGCCCTAGAAGCATTTCAACGCGGTGAGAAGTTATACACATTCTTTGAAAAGACCACTGGACTGCCGTACGACACCTGCAAAATGTTGTGTCTTGGTATTAGTTACGGCATGGGTATGAAGAAAATGGCTAAGACGCTAGGCATATCGGAAGAGATGTGTACCTCAACGATGCGTAAGTTTAATTCAGAAGCCCCGTTCCTTAAAATCCTTTATGACAACGTGATGAACCTTGCAAGCTCAAGAGGCTACATCAAAACAATCATGGGTCGTCGTGCACGATTTGACTTCTGGGTCAAAGAGTTTGGCGACACCCCAGTTAAAACTTTAGAAAAAGCAAAACAAAAACACCCCAACTCAGCACTCTTCCGTGCGTTTACCAGTAAAGCCCTGAACAGACTTATACAAGGATCGGCTGCAGACCAAGCAAAAAAAGCCATGGTGGATGCGTATGATGCTGGTTTTGATATGCGATTACCAGTACATGATGAAATTAACTGCATGGTAAATTCAGAAAAAGAGAGTTTAGACTTGAAATTGATTATGGAAAATGCTATACAGCTCAAAGTACCAGTTATTGCCGATATAGATTTAGGTGAGACTTGGTGCTAATAACAACAATAAACAACAATATGGATGAACTATTAGAAGAAAGCGACTTTATACCCGTCGCAGAAGTAGAGGGTATAGATACTAGCGGAGTCGAAGCAGATGACTTGGCTACACTCAAAGAACTAGGTGACACACTTAACGGATTAGACAATCAAGTAGTTCAAGCTGAAGAAGAAGTAAGCAGACTTAAAGCTACACGTAAACAAGTAGCTGAAGAACTTATACCTGACCTTATGAACAAGGTTGGTCTTAAGCTTGTACAACTTGAAAACGGAACTAAGATCAAAGTGGATGAGTTTGTTGATGCTCGTATCAAAGACGCAAACATCGCATTTGAATGGTTACGTGAAACAAACAACGAATCTATTATCAAGAATCAAATCTCAGTATCGCTGGGACGTGGTGACGATGATAAGGCTCAAGAAGTAATTCAACTTTTAAAAGAGAATGATGTGGAGGCTGATCTTAAGATTACCGTGCACAATCAAACACTCAAAGCTTTCTGCCGTGACGCACTGGATAACCCAGAGCTGGCAGAATCTCTACCTCGTGAAGCCTTTGGTATCTACCAAGGTAAACGGGCGAAAATAACCCAATAAATAGAAAGAAGAAATATAGAATCATGGCATTCGATATCACAACAGTAGCAGGTCAAGGTACAGAGAACTTGGATTCAGGTTCATCAGCCTTGCCCTTCATCCGAATCCTGCAGGACTTGAGCCCACAGCTTAAGCCACAGAAAGAAGAATACGTAGAAGGCTCAAAGTCTGGCGATCTGTTCTTTGCTAAAACGCAAAGCATCATAGATCAGCCCGCAGAT